GGTCTTCGCTGGACTTCGGGCCGATGCTTCCATCGCCTTCGATGTTGTTGTCCGTGAAGGTCGTGGTGTCCGCGGAGCCGATGTAGGCGTAGTACCCGCGGTTCTCCTTGTAGACCTCGTAGCGGATGGCACCGGCGACCGCGTTCCAGTTCAGGATGACGCGAGCGCCGACCGGCCACGTGGAAAGGACGGTCACAGTGACGGGCGCGGACGGGAGGGATTCTTCCTCCTTCTCACTCACAGCCGCCACCTTGTAGCGGATGTCCATGTTGTAGTACGTCCCGGTCGAATCCGTCATTTTCTTCGTCGTGGCCGTGAGCCCGGTCGGCGCGGCAATGGTCGGCTGGAACGTCATGTTCTCAAAGGTGAACTGGACCTCGTTGTTCTCGATCGAACGCGTGAGGGTCTGCGGCTTGTGGTTCGGGTGGACCATGAAGAGGACGTCCGCGCTCTGGACGAACTTGACCTTGCTGAGCTCGGACGGCAGGTAGGGCGTCTGGTAGTCGGTGTTGTTCAGGCGTGCCCCGTTCCGGTACACCCTCATGTTTGCGGTGTGGCTGTCCTGGACGCTCGGCGTCGGGTCGTAGAAGCACAGGACGTAGGCGTCGGTCACGGAGTAGGAGAACGGGAACAGAAGCCCCGGTCCGGGCAGCTCGTCCACGAACAGAGTGCCCGGACGGTTCGAGATGCCGCCGTGTGCGCGGACCACGCCGTTCACGACGCGCTTGCACGCGCACGAGTATTTGCTCAGGTCTACACGGGCATACACGCCGGGGGAGATGGCCCCCGTCGTGAAATTATTCTGATACTTCCTGATGAGGGCCATTATCCGCGAGCCTCCACGTAGGGATTGCCGTTTTCAGCGTCCCGGTTCTCGTTGCCGCTCAGAGCCGCCGCCTGGGACACGATCGCCGTGTACTCCTGGAGGAAACTTTTCGTGAGCTCGGTCGAGCCCTTGATCGACATTGCCATCGCAGAGGCCAGCTTGTACGTCAGCGCCTCGATGAACTTGTCGTCGAACTGCGTGGTGTCCGTGCAGTCGTAGACATATTCAAGGAGAGCCGGGTCTTCGTCAGAAAGGACCATTCCGCCGCGCACCACGAAACGAAGGCCCGGCCCTGCGAAATCGGGAACACCCCCGGACCGCAGACGCACGGCGCGTATGCAGTCCGAGGGAAGGGCGTAGGCAAACTGGAAATCAATCGGAGGCTCGGCGAGCTTTGCGAGACGGGCCGTTTTCAGCGCGAAGTTCCAGTTGTAGTCCCTGAGCGTCGCACGACGCTCCTGGTCGTAGAAGATTTTCGCGACGTTCGCGGGGACCGTCCCCTCGTCGAGATTCTGTATCGGGGATTCGCCCAGACGGGCGAGCGCGACATTGATGATTTCCACAGTGCTCATTGCTTACTTGCCCTTTGCTTTCTTGGTTTTCGGAGCCGGTTTTGCGACCGGCTCCGAGGCTCCGTCTCCGTCGCCGAAGACATCATCCGCGGGAGGTTCGTCGATACGGTCGGCCCAGGAGAAAGCACGGTCCTCGTCGGTGTAGAAAACCTCACCGGCGTGGATGTACGTGCCGTTCACCTGGCCGTCACGATTTGCACGATACTTCGCCATAGGTCAGATGTCCTTGCACATGAAGGCGGTGATCTTGCCCGCGGTGGCGTTGCTGCCGGTCACGTCGTAGTACAGGCGGACATAGCGCTTGAGCCCCTTCGGAACGCGGACGCAGAACACTTCCGCACCCTTCTTGAGGCTGGCGGCGACGATGGCCGGAGACAGAACGACGTCCTCCCAGTTGGAGTTGTCCGAGCTGGTCTGGACCTTGATCGCGAGGCTGGTGAGCGTCGCGAAGTTGACGGTGACGACAGCGTGGATGGCGAGCTCCTGACCCACAGCATCGCCGCCCTGACCGAGGTCGAGGGCATTGGTGCTGGCGGCGTCAGAAGTGATGGCCTGTTCGCTGGAGAAGATGAGGTCTTTGTCGAGAATCATGGTTGTACTCCTTTCTCAGCTCACGGTGGATTCGTTGTCGAGGATAGAATCCTGTTCGCGGACCGGGATGCCGCGGAAGGTCAGGATTTCCTTGCCGAACACGTCGCCGTAGCTGAGCATGAGGTTCGAGGTCTTGCGGGCCTGCTTGTCGAGGATTTCCGCCAGTTCGGGGCGCATATAGAACGCCTTGCGGTACTGGCTGCGGGCGAAGCGCGGCAGCTTGTAGAGCGCCTTCACCATGAGGTCCACCAGGTCGGCAGCGGAGCCGCCACCCAGCGTGGAAATGTCGATGTTGCAGATACGGGCCGCGCAGCGGTTGTCGCGCACGCAGAAGCCCGCATCCCACTTGTAGTGAGTGCGATACGCCTGGAATTGATTTCCGGCAGCGTCCTTCACGGTCTGTTCGCCGAGGAACTTCTCGTGCAGGCCGCCGACAGAACCCTGCGGGTAGATGCCGTGGATGGCCTGCTTGTCCCAGGCGATGAGCCAGATGGAGGTCTTGTCGTCGCCGGAATCGGAGCCGGTCGCGCCGTTGATGACGTTGGTGCCGGAGAGGGCGTTGTACCAGTGGCAGAGGCCCAGGGGCTCCTGGGGCTTCGAGGGGTCGCCGTAGAACATGACGCGGCTGATCTCCTGGCCGAAGCCTTCGATGAAAGCCTCGTTCTCGGCCTTGATCGCCTTGCTGACCGCGGCGTTCGCCTTCGCGTCGTCGATGATGCCCGCGCCTGCGAGGTTGACCTGATCGACGTCAACTTCGGCATAGACTTCGAGCATACCGCAGCCAACGGTCATCTGCTTGGTCGTGGACTTCGCGACGGGCACGCCGCCGTTCAGCATACGCCAGACGGGAGTGGGGATGGAGGTGCGGGTCGTGGTCTTGTGGACGACGCCGCCGTTACATTCAATCCACGGGATGTCGTCGAGCGCCTGGTTCGTTTTGTTCAGGACTTCGACGATCTCGGTGGCAGAGGCGTTGCCGCTTCGACGGGCAACGTCCATGAGGGTCGGATAGTTGTCAGGCATGGTAGTGCCTCCTTACTTGATTTTTACTGGGAAACGTTGGGATGCGGTGTCCTCTGCGGGAGCACCGCCTCCGGTGGGAAGCGGGGAATCTTCGCCAACCATTTTCCCCACCTTCACGAAAATGTCGAACAGCGCAGGGTGGTCGCTCATCCACGTGTCCGTGAAGAGCTTCCGTTCCTCCGGAGTGCTGACGACTGCGTTCAGACCTTTCCTTGCAAGCGCCCGGTCCGCCGCGTAGGTTGGCCGCGAGCGGAGCTGAGCCCGCCATTGCTTGCGTTGTTCGGTCAGCGCAAGGAGCTGCGCTTCCTTCTCTTTGGTCTGCTGCTCGACGTAGGCGTCAACGAGTTTCTGCCCCGCGGTCTGGGACAGGTTCAGGCCCTTGAAGAGCTCCGACACTGCGTTCTTCCCGTCCTCGTCCAGCGTGAAGCCTTCGGGGAGCTTGAAATCCTCGTAGTGTTCGGGTGCGCCTTCCGGGGGCTTGTCCTTCCCTTCTTCGCCGTTCCCGGCGTCGGGGGTCAGTACACCTTTGTCGTCTTCGTCCCCGGCTTCCGGAGCCGGGTTCCCTTCTCCATCTCCTTCGGGCTTGGGTGCGCCGTCCGCGCCCTGCGGAGCCGGATTCAGGATGGATTCGTCCTTGTCCGCGCCTGCGGTGCTATCCGCTGCGTTCGGGACTTTTCCTTCTTCTGCCATAGGTTATTCTCCTTCCTCTTGGCTGAATGTTTGGGTATTGTGGGCCATCATCGCATTATACTCGGTCTCCGCCTGGAACGTCAGCTCCGGACTGATACTCTTCATATCCGCCAGGAGCCGCTTTCCGATCTCTTGCTTGGCAAGTAAGGCGTAGGCCGACGCGTTCATCGCGAAGTCGGCCTCGAAGACTTTGCAGTCCTCAACGATGAGACGCCACAGGAAAATGCGGGTAACGGACGAGTTCAGCATCACGCGAATCTCGTCCTGGTAGTGCTGCTTGTTCAGGTTCATCACAGGACCAGTCCTCCCTGATTCGTGCCGCTCAGAAGCTCGCGGACGTTCGCCGTATCGACTTCACCCAGAGCCTTCGCGGAGTTCGCCAGGGGCTCGGCCATCGCGGCCTGCTGCGCCGCCGCCTGCTGCTGGGCCTGCTCCGCCGTCAGCTTGTCGTACTCTTCCCGCGACCGGAACACACCGGCACGGACGCCGATCATCTGGTTGTAGTTGTCGTAGGCGTTGAACGGGTCGAGGGCGTTGCGGAGTTCCGGATAAATCTGGACCATGCTGCCTAGGAATCCGACGCTCTGTTCGAGGCGGTTCACTCCGACAGCCTTCTGGGCCTGGGACAGGATGGACACGTACTCGATCATGGTCGGCATACCCCGGAGCTCTTCCGGAGGCATGGGAATCATGCCC